CCTTATAGAAAAGCTTGGAACCAATATGCTTGCCATAACAAACATAATCTCCTACATTACACCAAGCTCCAGCAGGAAATTTGTCTTTATCAAGATAGGCCAGATTGCCCATAGTCAAGACTTTTCCTACAGTAGTTAGATATGCCATGTCATCCTTGGTCGAATCTGGTATGAGAATACCACCCTTGGTCACACTCTTCACCGAGACCGGTCTTACCAGTATGTTAAAACCCGGAAGTTCTGGCAAGGGAGACGGATCAGGTTGTTCCTCCAGATCTGTCACCCAAAGATCATTCTTTATAGCACCGCCTAGATTTATCTGTTGCATTTTACTCCTCTTCTTCCATGTATATTCGTTTTTTGACTATGATTGTTAAATTATCTCTGGCCCATTCCAGGCCCGAAATCGAACCTACAACTTGACGATAATGCGAATAATCTTCCGCAGAACCATTACCCAGAGTTATTCTCAGTTGATTAATTTCCTGGTTAAGTTCTTGTGTAATCTCATCCCAGATATCCATCAATCAAAGAGAGTACTCTTACGTGATTTCTTTGCTGGTTCCGGCATTTTCCATGCATAGTCAGGCCATTCATTCAGAACGCCACGTTCACTGCGTACTCCCACAACATTTTCCGTAAACGGGTTACCATATGTCTTACTTTTATTTACGACATGTTCAGGATACCCCTTACCCTTCTTCATCATTTTCATTCTCCTCTACTTGATCAATTGCTATTTGAATCATAAGATTTAAATCTTGCTTCTCCATTCCACCGCCATTTTCAAACTTACTATGCATATTTTCATTAACGATTTTAGAAACTTCTTTTTGAATTTCAAAGTCAAGCCTTCTTTCCTCAATCATATCCTTGACCATCAACTCCATTTCTTTCAGTTCTTTTTGATGATCCATTTCATGTTCTTTCATTTCCGATTTACCTTCTTCAACCGCATTCTTGACCATCAACTCCATTTCTTTCATTTCTTTTTCATGATCTTTTCTTTCGGCTTGACTAATCATATCCATAGATTTTAAATCGGCCTTGAGAGTTCTGTCTTGTTCATCCTTATTTGTTTTGAAGTTTTCGGTAGCACTGGATTCCATCATCTTGATAATTTGTGCATTCTCTTCCAGCTCAAGCTTTTTATTTTTCAGAACCATCTCGGCAGCTTGTACTTCGGTATCGGATTGTATTTTTTGTTTTTCCAGTTCAACCTTGGCCTGTTCCAGTGCAACAAGCTGTTGTTCAGGAGACTGTGCCTGACCCATTGCTTGATTTGCATTCATGACCTGCTGGGCAGCTTGTGCCAGGGCCATCTCTATGGCGGCAGGATTACCAGCCTGTTCTGGTGATCCCTGCATAATTTGCTGGGAAAGACCATTCATTTGTTCTTGATATTTCATGACAGAATGCTCTTGAATATTGGATTCCAGAACAGGACGGATACGTTCCATGATAGGATTCGCACCATTCATTGGATCTTGCAGATAGGCTGTCTTTACCTGGATATGAGCATCATGGTTCTGACCTGGGAAAGCTGCAATTGGAATACCCTTGGTGGCAGCCATGATATCCGAAACCGGGTCCATTGGTTTCGGCTCAATCTTGGGAGGAAGTATTTCCTCTATGTTTGGCATATTGGCTGCGTTCAGAATCGTTCTGTTGAGAGCTTCCAGATTGAACATGCCTGGAGGTGATTGCTGCGCCATTTGCAGGGCCATATTTGCCATCATCATGCGATGTGCGTTGCTGGGGATGTTGGGATCAGACACAGGCAGAACATCAATACGCCCGTCGAAATCCTTCTTGAATATGCTGCGATCTTCATAGGGAACATCATAGGGATATTCCTTGGGAAGGTAATCATAATCAATACGAGCAAGTATATTAAATTCATCCTTCTGAGATTTATGTACTCTCTTGTGGATAGCTGAGAAGAACTTACTGCTGGCTTCCAGCAAAGCCATTGTAGTTCCCACAGGACCATATGAAGCCGCATCGGAAATAACCTGCTCGGTACTATCCGCAAACTTCTGTCCAGCATTAGTTATAAAATTGAGCATTTGATGTAGCGTGGCAGAAGGTTCTTTATAGGGGAGAGTCACAATAGCCTTGGAAAGATCTATTCCGGTTGCTTCCACTTCTTTGAATTCACCGGGTGCAATAGGATCATTGTCACCAACCATCCTGACTCCCTTGGCCTTGAACCCTCCAGGTAGATTGGCAAATTGCCCGGCATCAATCAAAGAACGCATGGCTGCCGTGGCACTCATTGTCAGATTACCCAGAAAATGAATAAGACCTAGGCCGTAGAACCCAAAGCCCGGAACAAATCTGTAATGCACAAAGTGGCTTATTTTTTCTTTGTTCGGGTCATCCTGCTTATAGTTTCTACGGATACTCAGTATCTGTCGAGACTGTTGCTCCACAGTTACAATGTAGGGAAGCGACACATCATCATCTTCGATATCCAGATAACAATGCTGTTCCAATAAAATATATTGTGGATCATGGTCTGAGGAGGGAGACAACCCAAGAATAGTATCCATCTTTTCTGTGAAGGCTGGCATATCTCCCATCGAAGGTGTGGGAAGATCCACTTCTTGATAAACACCTGCCTGGATATCCCTGGTAATTTCCACGGGACTCCGATATATCACATGGGTATATCTATCCGCATTCCGTAGATTAGTTGCATAGTAAGATACATAGAACTGATCAATAGGAATAAACTCGGAGGCAGGGCGTTTCAAGGTAGCATCATAATATAATTTCTTGAAGGCTGATCCAATCAAAGGTAGATGGAACAACATTCTCTCAAACTCATCGAAGTACTCAGGCATCTGCTCCGTGAGCTGGTAGTTCATGAAGTTCTGAACTCGGTTGGCTTGCATCTCTTTCTCTGGTGTGGACTTACCCAGTATCTGTGTTTTGACGGGACCACCCACAGGAAATAACTCACCCGAAGCCTTGGACTGGAACTTGACAGCCGACTCAATCAGGAGGGGATGCACTGCCGTGCAAGCACCATCGAAGGGTTCCGACCCCTGCTCAAGTTTCAGACCTAGCAGATCAAAGCCTCGCTCGAACATAGATTCCCAGTCAGCTCTGGAGTCCTTGTCAGCTTCATAATTCTCTATGACATCATTGGCAATACTTCCCAGAGACTCTTCATCCAGAGTTTCTGACATATCCCCATACCATTCGGTAATATCTGAGGTAGCTTCCATTTCTACATTCTCGGAAAAATCTACGATAACACCACCATCCGTGGGATCGACCTCAAAGGTAGCACCCATATCCTCTTTCATGTCGGGTAGAGGTACAACATTACCAACTTGCTCGGATATCATTTCAAAGGGATTGCGTTCTGTTGCCATTTCCTATCCTATACAATAAAACCACATACTCTATTATACCACACTTTTCTGGAATACCAAATAATTTCACACATTCCAGTAACTTGCTCTTTTTTCTCTGGGTTCATCTTCATATTCCGGGTCATCTGGATGTATGAGATGCCACGATTCTTTCATGTAGTGTACAGCCATTGTCAGGGCATCCACCTGATCATCATGAGCCGCATTGGGAAATCTTATCAGTTCTTCAATGAGATCATCGGCCCACTTCTTACCCTTGGGTATCCAGAGACGACCAGCTTCCATGATGGGAGAAGCAGCATATACCCTGGCTACCTTATCCCGATCAGGATTGTATTCCAGTACTGGAAGTCCCGACCTTCTCATATCCTGGATGAGAGACTGTCCACTGGCCTTCTTCTCCACCATGCAAACATCCGGCTTATATTTATTATATAATTTCTGTGTTAGTCTTCTAAGTTCGGGATATTCAAAGCGGCCCTTTATATTACCTAGCAGAATCAGGTTGGAGGAAAAATCTTCATAGCCTCCCTCATTTTGATCGTAGAGGTGAAATATACCCCATGTTTGAATAACACTGAAGTCCGCTGTAGTTCTGGTGGAGAAGGCAGTATCATATGTTTGTATTATGAAATCACAGGAGGGAGGATCAGGCTCATTCCAATCTTGCAGCCATCTCTTCTTTATTAGACCACCCTCTTCAGGAGTCGGATCTTGCATGTACAGGGCATTCCAGTATCTGGCTCCGTTGCTAGCTTTTATTTCATTTTCATCTATTTGCAAGACACGATCCGGTTTCCACTCTGGAAAATAACTGTGTCCCAGAGGTAAATCTAGAAGTTCGGATGCCTCTTCATCTAGCCATGCGGGGATTCTCACTACTTCCCAGGGAATCGTTTCATAGTCCGACATGTCCTCTTGTTGCTTCAGAAGCCATCCACACAGATCATCATAATGATAGCGGGTATTGATTATGACAATGGCACCATCAGGCATGATGCGAGTTCTGAGTCCTGCTGGATACCATTCTTTTATGAACCTGCGACCAGCAGAAGATATGGCATCTTCCTCGGACATTGCATCATCCAGTATCGCCACATGAGCGCCCCTGCCAGCAATCTGGGAACGGACACCAGCAGCGTAGTAGGTACCATTCTGATTTGTCTTCCACTTGCCAGCAGCCCGGACATCGCTCTTCAGGGCGACACCCCTGAATATCTTCTGGAATTCCTCAGTATTTACAATGTCTCTGACGGAGCGACCAAAGTCACTGCTGAGTTGATCGCTATGGGAGATGGTCAATATTTCATGTTCTGGGTTGCGTCCTATGTACCATGCCGGGAATAGCTTGGAGCATATCATGGACTTGGAAGACCTGGGTGGGAGAAAGACCATCAACCTCTTCAGCTCTCCCTCTTCTATTTGTTGTAGTTTTTCTGATATAACTTCTATATGTCTTCCCATCTTGAAACCGGAGACAATGGAAGGAGCTACCAGACGGACAAATGAAAGGAAATCATTATTACATTGTTCTTCCACTTGCATCGATAACAAGCCTTGAAGATCTATGTAAGATTCTATGTAGTTCTTTTGAAGATTCTCCATAATACTATTATACACTATAAATATCTATATCACAAGAGGAGACTATAAAAAAATATTATTATATTACTCCTAGAGTCTCTATAGAGGCGACCGGGAATATATGGGATGATGATGGAAAATATTCATTATGATGATAATCCCGAGAATTTTTGAAAATATTTGAGAGTGCTCTTATATATACGGGGGAGGGGGGCGGGAATTTTTTCCCCACCCTCCCCTGCGCCCGGCCATGCCCCACCCGCCCGCCCATGCCCGTTTATGCCCGCCCAAAGTATTGCCAAGTCTAGACTAAGCACAACAGTCGCCATCATAGAACTCGATAGTGTTGCACAAGTATTGATTTGGATTTCCCAAGTCAATGGTTGTCTTTTACTTGATCTATACTTTGTTTCCCTTGCTTGTACCTAGGTACAACTCGTCTCGAATATGTGAGTTATGGCCGCTTTGCACGATATCTGACCAACACATACCAACTAACCTATTGATATTGCTCAATCTTTGGAGTGTTTGACTTGGCCGGTCATTCTGCTATTCTGTGCATGGTTGATGAGTTGTTCATCAATCTGCTCTTTGACATTGTGAAACACAAATACCAGCCAGCGGGCCGGAGGCTGTACCTAGGTACAAGCCTTGCAATCCGCAAACGGCTGTCGCTGGCTGTTGCCATTTGAAAGGAAATGAAAAGTGGCAAAAAGTAAGAAGACTGAAAAGCTGTCGCCGACAGCGACGAAGTTGCACAACAGCGCCAGTTGGCGTGCAATGGAAACCCAACAGCTTGACCTAGAGCAAAAGGTCAAAGATCTGGAAAGGTCACTGTCGGAACCCCAACAGCTTGTTGATGACGCCACCTTGCTTTCGCACTGCCATCAGTTCGGGCAGATCCATTTTGAGTGCAAGACCGCCGCACAAAAAGCGGTCGTCATCGACTACATCCAAGCCAAGCTTGGTGTTGGCAAAGATCGCATGGATCGCATTCGGCCAGTGTTCCTGAGCCCAGTAGTTCACGGAATGCTGAAGCAAGCTGAAGTCGAGACGATCCAGGATATTCACGAAGCGTTCAAGGCTCGTGAATTATTTTCGCTCAAAGCGATCACAAAATTTCACAAGCCCGAACAAACTGCGGCTGTGAAGATTGCCAACAATAAAAAGCGATACAAAGCTTTGCGTTTGACGGCTTGGCAGAAATTGGTAGATGAACTGATCACAGCCATTACCAATTCGGGTTTGGTAGCACCAGACAACATGTTGGCTGCTACCGCTGCTTCGATTGCTCTAACTCACCAGCTTAAAAAGCGTGAAGAGCAGTTGATAAATAAGCAACTTCGAGAAGCTAAAAAAGCCAAAGTTGCCGCATAGCCTACCAACTACAAACTGGGTCGCCTTCGGGCGGCCCTTTTTTTTGCCTTTTTTTCCCTTGCTTGTACCTAGGTACAACTCATGAATTTTATTTTCCGGGTTCAAGTGTAAGTAAGTATAAACAATAGAGTAGTAAGTAATCGGAAGTATAGACAATAGAGTAGTAAGTATAGCCCAAGACTAGATCGTGGATATGTTTGACATTTACTTGTGACTATGCTATGGTCGCCGATAGTTGAGTAGTTTTTTTAGTTTCACCTTGTACCTAGGTACAACCAAGGAGAACGACATGACTAGCCAATACGAACTGAATGAGCGGCGTCTACGCCGGATGCGTACCTTGCTGGCCGTTGCGGAGCGACACACATGGTTCAGGCAATCCCAGCGTGCGCCGGGGTATCGCTCACCCAGACATGCAATTCGTACCAGCAACCATGAGTTCAACAGCCTCATGGCCAACACTCCCGCTCCATTCGATATGCTAGGTCTCATCTAGCATGACGCCCAAGCAACATCGGCTCAGGCGGATCTGGAAAGTAAAAGATCCGGCTGACCGGCTGCGCTATGCCCATGCTGCTGCCCGTGCTGAAGTCCAACGAAGGCTCACCAGCACGGGCGAGGCATGTGACGCCATGAAATCTGCCCATACAATTACTTTATTCTTGGGCAATTCAGCTGCTCATCAGCAGTTTTTCCAGCGACGTATTCATGGAGGTAGAAACATAATCAATCCCTAACAATAGATATGATCTGATCCCGCCCCGGCGGATGTGGAAAGGCGCATGAACTAGACAGGTTCAATGCGCCTTTTTTATGTCTGTACCTAGGTACAACCAAGGAGAAGGAAACTAATATGTACTTCGCACTCTACGGAATGAGGATACTGGGTATCTTCCCCACTCAGGTTGCTGCCCTCAACTACATCATCGATGTCAAGGACAAGAGATACTACAAACACGAAGAAGCATTGGACGTTAAGTACTTCAACATCACGAAGATGGAAACCTTATCGGATCTAGGGGAATTAGTATAAATCAGATGACACCGTATGTCTGTACCTAGGTACAACCAAGGAGAAGTGGATGCGTATCACCAGACAACAACAAGAAACACTGCGAATGAAATGGAAGCAGAACCCTGACGGGCGAACCTTCCTACAATTCAGGCGTAGTGCAGTGCCAGAGCTGGGCTATGGCTATGACCCAGCCATTGCGGTGCGTTGGTGTAGTATGTGGTTGTGTATAGAGGAAGACGGTTACTGTCACACATAGGAGACCTTAGCTTATGACACCAGGAGAAAAGAAGCTGGCTGTCCTGGAGCAGCAAGACGATACCGGGAAGGTGCCTAGGATATCCATGTCAGACATGGAAGATATTATTGATTCACTACCAGATGAATCGGTGGTGACTGTCCTCATTATAGAGGACGAGGATGATCCTTGGCTAGATTATGGAGGAGAAGCATAGGCGAAACCCGTCCATTGACGGGTCGTATGGGCGTCACCCATACCTGATGAGCCAGACAGCTCATACTGGAGAATAGTATGTCCGACTACCCCGGTGTAAAACCTCTAACCGAGGAAGAGCGGGAAGAATTAGTGCAGGAATGGTATGGTACGCCATTATCGAAACTTCCCTATGACGTATGGCTAAAACTAATATTGGACATGCCGAATCCGACAGACAAGTGAAAAGATTTTAGTGAGAGTAGTACCCATCAACAGAAAGGATACAAACAAATGACGTACAGTTGGAAAGACAGGCCCATAGAATATGCACAGCGCAGCGATGGGCTGTGGAACCGTTGGGAAAAGCTGCATCCCGGTCACTTGTACCATGACATCACCTACTTTGAGGAGCAAGAGGCAACTGGTCGTAGCTTTGCTCCGATCTGGGTTGTCACTGAAGTAGTAGAACATCCTCCAAAATAGAAAGGTAAGAGTAATGGCAGTGTTAGACGTGGATGGTAGTACGTTCACGAAAGAAATAACTGGGTATGATTTGTTGAGGCATCTGGTTGAACACTTCAACATGACCCAGGAGGAGGCCAAAAATAAAATGGCCGAGGGATTGACCAGTCTGTACGTCCGGTTACACCCTGCAATGGGACATAATAATCCTCCCAATCCTGTGGAACTATACCTCCTTCCATTAACAAGGGAACAGATTGAACTGCTAACAGAGGCAGTCGATGACGCTCTCCCGTTATGGAAACAATACGGAAAGACAGACAGATGGATGAAGCTGCTGGACACGGCAAACTTCCTGTCGGAACATATCTCAGAAGAGGAGGAGTAACATGCTCAGAGTAAGTAAGAGTCCTATCAATGAATCCCAGGCAGTGGGATTTAACTTGAAATTCGCCAATGGCTGGACTGTCAGTGTTCAATTTGGGGATCACAACTATTGTGACAACAATGTAAATAGACAGTCTCCCTTTGAATATGAAGCAGCGTCAAGAGAGTGGCGAATTGAAGCTGTCCGGTGTAGTAATGCCGAAGTAGCTGCATGGGATAGTAACGAAGAATGGTACGACTTTGGCTCTGACACAGTGAAGGGATACCTGAGTGCGGATGAGGTATCCGATTTCATACACATGATCCGCAACCTGGAGGAGAACTATAATGATACCGTCCAAAAAGAACCCATCGATTGATGAGTTCATAACTAGCATAACAGGCATCGATAGGATAGCCACCATAAAGACAGATACATGCGTGAGCTGTAAGGGTGATGCCCAGGTCTTCGATGATTATCTATCCAGAAAGGAGTATAGTATTAGCGGCCTTTGTCAGACATGCCAAGATGCAATTTGGAACTAGGAGAAAACTATGGAGAAAACTGTGTGTATCAATCGTGTAAGCTTTTACGTACCAAGTGGCTATGACTATCGAGAGACACTTGTAAGATGTGGCAACACAGATCCATATGGAGATCGAGCCATGTGTGATGTGTGTGCTGCCAATCCAGAGATTGTCGCTGGAATAATGCGACATGAAAGGTTGATCGAGAAAGACAACGCATGGCTGCGTAGTGCAGGTCAAGGAGAAATGTAATGGCTGAAGATAATAGTGAGTTCACAAGAAGGAATATTATAGAGCCTTCGGGAGCTGCCTTCGATCAGATTATGGGGGAGCTTGAGTTCGTTGCCGAGGAGCATGGTGCTTTACCAACGGCAGCGGCAGCTACTTATGCTACCCTGTCATGGGTAGTGTCGGTTGCTCCTTCAAAGCTGGAGGGTCTCGACCTTATTCACAGCGTCCTATCTGATGTGGTCTCCGTTACTGCCAAGGCAGATAATGAAGATGATTGAGATCATAGGTCAGATTTTCCTGGGTATTGTGTTGGCTATATTATTTATGGCCATCCTCATAGGTTTCTTCGATGGATAGGTTGTACCTAGGTACAAGACATGAAAGGAGAGAGTTATGGACTTATCCATGCTTGAAGACGTAGAGCGTAGAGCGTTGAGAGAATGGTGTAGTAAGAATAAGTTTCACCCACGCATTGTGGGGGAAGCACTAGACAGACTTGAGTATCAAGACATGATCACTGACTTCTGGCGGGATCGTCTGCCAGAATAACCAAAGGAAATGTTATGTTCCCGAAGAAATATATCGCCAATGTTATCTATAAATTTGAAGCTGATAGTCCTTACTACCACAGTTTCACAGAGTTCAAGGGTAAC